ATCTAAGGTATTGTATGATAAGTTACAAAGTAAAAACATATTAGACTTTTCAATGGGATGGGGAGATAGATTAGCTGGGTTCTATGCAAGTGAAACATCAGAGTATTATGTTGGTATCGATCCTCGTAAAGAGAATCATCCAATTTACAAGGAACAATCAGAGTTCTACGACAAACACAGAACGATGTTTGAACCAAAGAAAAATACTGAATTTATTTGTAGTCCAGCTGAAGATGTAGACTTTACAAAATATGAAGATACATTTGATACGGTATTTACATCACCACCTTATTTCAACGTTGAGAGGTATAGTTATGATGATACTCAAAGCTGGGTAAACTATAAAGAAATCAATGAGTGGAATGAACAATTCTTACATAAAACTTTGAAAAATTTATGGGGTTCTTTGAAATCTAATGGATACTTATTAGTAAACATATCAGATGTTTATAGTAATTCTAAGTGGAGTACTGATAGGGGTTGGTTGGAAATATGCAATCCAATGAACAATTTCTTATCTACATTTAGTGATTCAGAGTATCAAGGTTGTATTGGAATGGAACTAGCAAAAAGACCGAATAGTGGCGGAGCTGGTACAGCCAAATCAAAAGATTATACAGAAGAAGCTTTAAAGAAAACAGAAGAAACAAAAGACAAAACATTTTGTGAACCAATTTGGATTTGGAGGAAAATTTGAGTAATACACTATGGGTAGAGAAGTATCGGCCTGGTAACTTAGATACTTACATTGGGAATGAACATCTCAAGGATAAGGTATCTGTTTATCTAGAGAGTGGTGACTTACCTCACCTTTTATTATATGGTAAGGCTGGTACGGGTAAGACCACTCTCGCAAAGATTCTTGTAAAGAATATAGAATGTGACTATCTATACATCAACGCTTCTGATGAGAACAACGTGGACACGGTTAGAAACAAGGTTAAAAACTTTGCTTCTACAATGGGTTTTAAAGAGTATAAGGTAATAATATTAGATGAGTGTGATTACATTACACCCAATGCACAAGCTGCTCTTCGTAACCTTATGGAGACTTTCTCTAAACATTGTAGGTTTATCCTAACTTGTAATTTCGTAGAAAGAATTATTGACCCGATACAATCTCGTTGTCAATCGTTTCAGATAATACCACCATCAAAAAAGGAAGTTGCAAAACATACACACGACATCTTATTAAAAGAAAATGTGATGTCTGATATGAATGATTTGAAAGTTCTAATCGATAGTGGTTATCCTGATATTAGAAGAATAATCAATGCTGCTCAAAGAAACGTGGTTAAGGGTAAGTTAAAGTTAGATACCACAAGTATTATACAGAATGATTATAAGTTAAAGTTGTTAAAGATTTTGAAAACACAAGATAAGAAAAATGGATTCAAGGAAATCAGACAACTTTTATTAGATAATAAAATTACAGACTTCGCTGACTTATTCAGATTATTATATGATGAGGTAGATGATTGGGGTAAAGGTCATGTTGCAGAATGTATTTTGATTATAGCACGGTATGAATTGTCGGATGGTCAAGTAGTAGATAAAGAGATTAATGCTATGGCTATGTTAATAGAATTATTAGGAGTGATAAAATGAGTACAAAACCAATGAAACCAATAAAACCACCAAAAAAAGAGATACACCTTGAAGATACAGAATCAATCAAGTGTGATGATTGTGGTAACTATTCTTTTATTAAATCTTACTTTATAAGAAGAATATCACCAATAGTTTCACCAACTGGTCAAGAAGCAATGATACCAATTGAAGTGTTCAGTTGTGGTAATTGTGGTAAAGTACCAGAATCAATGATGCCAAAAGGTAATGAGTAAGAATGCTGATGCCGGTAAGGGTGATAAGTTACGAAGGGGAATAACTCAAGATGAGTGGGAAAAGAAGTGGGAAAAAATCTTTGGTAAAAAAGAAAAGTCTATTCGACCACATAAATCAAATAACAAAGGTTCAAAATCCTAATTATTGGGATGAGATATCTGATGAAGATAAAAAGACTTGGTCAAATTATATGGTAAATAGATTTCTATCCATGAACTCTAATTGGTTAGAATTGGTAAATGAATTACAAAAATATAACTTACAACCAAAAGAGTTATATAAACTATATACTAATGTATTACCTAAAGGTAAGCGTTGGTTAAAATATGTAAAAGGAAAAAGTGATATGAAACATCCAGAATGGTTAATTAACATCATGAGAAACAATGATGAATCTAGTAGAAAAGAAGCTATAGACGCTATAGAGATGTTGATGCTTACAGAAGGTGGTATGATGGAACTTGGTGAACTAGGTAGAAAATGGGGAATAGAAGAACGTAAGATTAAAGCTGCAGGACTTAATGTTGTTGGTAGTATTAATGATGGAAATATGTAAAAAAACTCTTGACTTGTATACACTTTTCTGTGTATATTTAAACGTAAATTGGAGAGAAATATGAAGGTTATAAACGATACACCAAAAGGAACATCTAACGTTGAGGAATACACAGATATTGTTTCTTACATGGAAAAGAAGTATCCTAAAATGACATCAGAGTTTAAGAAAATCCAACAAGAACAATATGAATTGTTTCTTCACAAACAACACGACTATGGCCCACAGAATATTGCTGTAGGTCAGATGCTTGTAGATGAAGGAGAAAAGAGGTTATCTCTTATGGGTATTTGGTTTAGGATAAATGATAAAGTAGAACGTATCAAAACTATTTTAATGAGAGGTGATAATGGTTCACTCAAAGGAGAAGGTTTGGTAGATAGTTACAGCGACATATCTAATTATGGAGTTATGGCTCAAGTTGTAGCAAGAGGAAAGTGGGCTAAGTGAAGAAGATAAGTTATAGTCAGTACAATCAATGGGTAAGTTGTCCACATAAGTGGAAGTTAAACTATATTGACAAAAAAGGTGAATGGACAGATAGTATACATACTATGTTCGGTACTTCAATGCATGAAGTTCTTCAGACATACCTCACCGTTATGTATAATGATACAGTAAAGATGGCTGATGCTCTTCCATTAAAAAAGATGTTGTTAACAAGAATGAAACGTAATTACCAACAGATAATGAAAAAAAATGGTGGAGAAGTATTCTGTGAACAAAAGGATATGGAAGAGTTCTATTCTCATGGGTTGATTATATTAGAATGGTTCAAGAAAAACAGAAATAAATATTTTAGTAAGAAAGGATATGAATTAGTTGGTATAGAAGTTCCTATAAATTATGACCTACCAAATGATATTAAATTTATTGGTTATATGGATGTTGTTATATATAATAAGGTTAGAGATAGATATAAGATAATTGATATTAAAACATCCACAATGGGTTGGAACAAATATCAGAAAGCTGATAAGACCAAGACAGACCAACTACTTTTATACAAACACTTCTATGGTGCAGAGAAGAATATATCCTTAGATAAGATAGATGTTGAATATTTTATTGTTAAAAGAAAACTTTATGAGGGGTTAGACTTTCCACAGCGTAGAGTTCAGACCTTTAGTCCAGCTAGTGGTAAACCTAGTGTTAATAAAGTTATGACTAATCTAAACAAATTCATAGACCAGTCATTTATTAATGGAGAATATAATACAGACCATACTTATATTAAGACACCATCAAAGAAAAATTGTAAATGGTGTGAATTTAATCAAACGGAACATTGTGATTCAGGAGTAAAGTGATGCAGAGAACTATGAGAGTACGATTAAAATTATCAGATTTTATTGATACTGAATATGAAGATGATGTAATGGAATCTATTAACAAGGTTTATTCAGAATTACAATCTCTTATTTTATTACATCTGTGGTATGATGAGGGTGACGATATAAAGTTAAAAAACTTTTTGATGAGGTGGGAAGATAAGTTACACTTTAAAACAATAGTAAAAGAAGGAACTAATGTATCTTCAGATGAATTTATATTTTTTGACATATTACCAATAGAAGAAGAACATGCAAATTGGTCTAGATTTACTTATCAATATAAAAATAAAAAAAGTATTGTAAATGGATTAAAAGAGTTGTATGATTGTGTAAAGTTTATAACATCAGATAAATCAACAAAAAAACAAAAGAGAAATGACTACGAAGATTAAAATCGGTATCGTTGGTAGTAGAGCTTATACTAACAAACGAAAAGTAAAAGATTTAATATTTGATATTAAACAAAAGTATGGTGATGAAATTGAAATAGTAAGTGGTGGACAAAAAGAAGGAGCTGATGGATATGCTAAGAAATATGCATTAGAGTTTAATCTTAATTATGTTGAATTTCCACCATCACACTATTCCCATAATATGCATTGTAAATTACCTGCTAGTAAATATAATAAACCATATTACATTTCAAATTACTTTAAACGAAATAAACAGATAGCAGAATACTCAAATATTATAGTGGCTTTTATACCAGATGGAGTAGAGTCACGAGGAACAATGGATACGATAGGACATGCTGAGAAGCTAAAAAAATTAGTAAAAATAATTAATTAGTATATATTTATATATGTATATACGAGAGGTTTTATATGAACAATTACAAATTAACATCCGTAAAGATATTAAAAGATTTATATCAAAAGTTTAAATACAATACAATTTCGGATGAATTTACACTACAAAAGTTGGTAAATCGTTCTATGGATTTATATCTAATGAATGATACTTTTAAACAACAAGTTAATGAATGGGACAACCTTAAACCAAGTGGGAGTAGGTTATAATGGGAGCAAAAAGTACAGAGCGTGTATTTAATCAAATACGTGATATATTATTGCGTATGGAAGAAAAGATAAACGCTATAGAATCAAAATTAAAAACAGAAGATACAAAGAAGGTTATAAATGGCTAAGAAAAAGATTTTATTATTATCAGATGATTTGAGAATGTCCTCTGGTATTGGTGTTATGTCTAAGGAGTTTGTTTTAGGAACTCTTAAACATTATGATTGGGTACAAGTTGGTGGTGCTATAAAACATCCTGATGAAGGTAAGATTATTAACATGAATGATAGTATTAGAAAAGATTTAAATATTCCTGATGCAAATTTAACTATATATCCAGTAAGTGGTTATGGTAGTCAACCTCTATTACGTGAGTTAATGGTTAGAGAAAAACCAGATGCAATACTTCATTATACAGATCCAAGATTTTGGGGTTGGTTATATGAAATGGAACATGAGATACGACAAAACATTCCAATTTATTATTATAATATTTGGGACGATTGGCCAGCTCCACAATATAATGAAAATTTTTATGAGTCGTGTGATTTAATTATGAATATCAGTAAACAAACTGTAGCAATAGTTAAAGAGGTATCAAAAAGAAAACCAAGAACAGATTGGGATTGTACTTATATTCCACATGGTATAGATGAAAATCAATATAAACCAGTAACGGATGAAAAACAAATTACTGAAATGAATGGAATGAGAAAACAATTAACAGATGATAACATTGAGTTCGTAGTATTTTATAACAACAGAAACATCAGAAGAAAATTACCTGGTGATATCATCATGGCATTCAAACATTTCTGTGACCAATTACCAAAAGAACAAGCAGATAAAACTTGTCTTCTTATGCACACTCAACCTCGTGACCAAAATGGTACAGATTTACCAGTAGTTGCAAAAACTCTTGCACCAGATTATAAAATATATTTTAGTGAAAATAAACTGTCTGTACAACAACTGAATTATCTTTACAATATTGCTGATGTAACCATTAATATGGCTTCTAATGAAGGGTTTGGATTAGGAACTTGTGAATCATTAATGGCAGGAACACCAATTATTGTTAATGTTACTGGTGGATTACAAGACCAATGTGGTTTTAAATTGAAAGATACGTTTGTTACGTATAAAGATTATGATGAAATAAAATCATTTCATGATGATAGAAAATGGAAAGATAATGATGATTTGACTTGGGGTGATTGGGTAAAACCAATTTGGCCATCCAATCGTTCTCTACAAGGTTCAATACAAACTCCATATATTTTTGATGACAGATGTAGATGGGATGATGCAGGTGATGCTATAAGAGAATGGTATGATACACCAATAGAAAAACGTAAAGAGTTTGGTTTAAATGGTAGGGAATTTGTTATGAGTGATGAGTCAATGATGAGTTCACGTTGGATGTGTAATAATTTTATTGAACACATGGACAATGCATTTGACAAGTGGAAACCAAGAAAAAGATATAGTCTATATAAGGTATAGGAGTTATAATGAGTAAACCAGTATGTTTAGTTACAGCACCAGTAGCTACAAGAAGTGGATATGGTGCACATAGTAGAGATATAGTTAGAGCTTTAATTAAGCTAGATAAATATGATGTTAAAATTTGGGCAGTTCCGTGGGGAAACACTCCACAAAATGCATTAGATAAAACAGATAAAAATGATACAATGATAATCGAAAGATTATTATCAGAACCAAAATTAGATACACAACCAGAACTTCATATCCATATAGTAATTCCAATAGAGTTTCA